ATCCGACGCCGCCGCGAGGGCCGGGAACGCGAGCGGCTGCGCGCCGAGCTTGAGCGGTTCAGAGCCGACACCTTCACCTCAATCGCCGAGAGATTGTGGATGGACCTGGGGTGGCTGGCTATGGAGCTGGAGAAGCGAGCCACCACTTCGGCCTGAGCCAGTAATCGCCCTTTGACCGCTCGCTCTTGAGCCACGCGACCATCGGGGGCATTGTCTGACCGCTGACCTCACCGTCGGTGGAGGCGGCACGGCATGGCGGCGCGGCGCATTGCACAGCGGCGCCCGGCACGGCAACGCTCGGCGGGGCGAGGAGGAGCGGCGGCCCATTGGCCGCCGTTCCCTTTTCAGGATAAGGTCGCGACTGTTCGGTCGGCTCCGAGGGACCAGCTTTCCGCTGGCTCTTCTTCCTCGGAGCGTGTTGGCCCATGGCCATCGACCGCCTCTTCACCTTCAAGGACGACGGCGGCACGCCGCAGACCTACGATCCCGGCGACCCTGAAACCTACCGCTATTTCATCCACGCGCTGATCACTGACGCCAGAGACTACGAGAACAGCGTGCTGGCGCCCAAGCGGGACGAGGCGCAGAAATACTACTACGGCATGTTGCCGACAATGGGGCTCACCGGCCCCTACGGCGACACGCTGATCGTCGACGACCCGAACGCCACCTTCGACGACATCCTCAGCGCGCCCGACGGCCCGTCGAAAAGCTCATTCGTCTCCACCGACGTGCGCGACGCGATCCTGATGATGCTGCCGAGCTTGGTCCGCATCTTCGCCGCGTCCGAGAATGTCGTCAGCCTCGTCCCCCGCTCGCCGCAAGACGAGCCGATGGCCGAGCAGGCGACCAACTACGTGAATTATGTTTTCTGGCAGGATAACGCGGGCTTCTTGACCCTCTACGGCGCGTTCAAGGACGCGCTGACGGTCAAGACCGGCTATATCAAATGGTGGACCGACAACGCCCACGAGGTGAAGCGCAAGCAGTTCGTCAACATCACGATGGAGCAGCTGCAGATGCTGCTCTCCGAGGACCCGACCGCCCAGGTCGTGCCGGGCACGCTGCAGCAGAACGGAACCGGCGGCCTCGACGTCACCATCGAGGGCACGGTCAACAAGCCTCTCACCCGCGTCGAGGGCGTGCCGCCGGAGGAGATGCGCCTCGACCGCTTCGCCAGGACCTTCGCCCAGTCGCGCATCATCGGCCACGAACGCATCGTCTCCATCGACGAACTGACCAAGATGGGATACCCGCGCGACCTCGCCGCCAACTACATCCAGACGCAGAACGTCCATAACTTCACCATGGAGGCGATGATCCGCAATCCAGGGCGGGGCATGTCCACTCGCGTCGGCGACGGCGTGATGTACGGCGAGTGGTACATCCGCGCCGACAGCGACGGCGATGGCGTCGCCGAGCTGCGCTACATCTGCACCATGGGCGAGGCGCACGTCATCGTCCGCGACGAGCCCGCCAACCGCATCAAGTTCGCCATGTTCTCGTGCGATCCGATCTCGCACACGCTCGTCGGCGACAGCATCGCCGACCTGACCGTCGACATCCAGCGCATCAAGACCAACATGACGCGCGGCGTCCTCGACAGCCTCGCCGAGAGCATCAACCCCAAGACGGTGGTCAACGAATTGGTGACCAATCTCGACGACGCGCTCAACGACGACCTCGGCGCGGTGATCAGGACCCGAGGCGATCCAGGCGCCGCCGTGCAATTCGCCTCGACCCCGTTCGTCGGCCAGGCGGCGCTGCCGGTCCTCGAATATCTCGACGCCGTGCAGCAGCGCCGCACCGGCCTCTCGGACGCCGCCAAGGGCCTCGACCCGAAGGCCCTGCAATCGTCGACCATGATCGGCGTCGAGGCCGTCATCAACGGCATGCAGGAGCGCACCGAGCTGGTCGCGCGCGTCCTCGCCGAGACGGGCTTCCGCGATCTCTTCCACGGCTTGTTCAACGAGATCGTCGAGAACCAGAACCAGTCGCGCACGCTGCGCATCAACGGCTCCTGGCAGACCTACAACACCTCGATGTTCGACGCCGACATGACGGTCGAGGTCAACCCGACGCTCGGCAAGGGCTCAGACACCGTGCGCATGATGACCCTGCAGCAGATCAAGCAGGATCAGATGATGGTGTTCCAGCAATTCGGCCCCAACAATCCTGTGGTGGGAATACCGGAGATGGTCAACACCATCACCGACATGCTCGCCATCGCGAACATCAAGAACGTCTCGCGCTACTTCAAGATGCCGACGCCTGAGCAGCTGCAGCAGATCGCCAGCGCGCCGAAGGAGCCCGACGCCATGACCATCGCCGCGATGGCCAACAACGAGCGGGTCAAGATGCAGACCGCCAAGGCCCAGGGCGACCAGCAGTTCAACGCCCAGAAGCAGGCGATGGACGAGGCCTTCCGCCGCGACAAGCTCGCCCAGGAGGGCGCCTACGAGGCCGAGAAGATCAAGGTCCAGCAGGTGCAGCAGGCGCTCGATCATCAGGTCGACATGGCCCAGGTGGTCGTCGACATGGCCAAGGCGACCGCGCCGAAGGCCGACGCATCGAGCGGCGGCTTGCCCGAGGGCTGAATGCGCAGTATTTATCGAAGCAACCCGTGAAGTTGTCCCGGTGACAACTTGGTTGCCGATGGTCACATGTCGGCGCTGGGCACTAACAGCAAGATCGAAAACCTCAGCGAGCGCCGGGAACTCTCCGACGCAGCGAAGGCGTTGCTTGCCGACAAGGCCTTTGGCCACGTCTACCGCCAGCTCCGGCAGCAATGGTTCAACGAGCTGCTCGAACTGCCCAACGCGGGCGTGCGCCAGGATGAGCTGGCGGCCCGCCTGAGGGCGCTCGACGTCATCCCGGTGGCGCTCGCCAACCTGCTCGAAAACTACCGCGTCGACGCACAGAGGGCCGCACGCAATGGGTGACGGGATCGACGAGGCCCAGGCCGCCTTCGCCCAGGAAATCCCCGAGGCCACCCGGCCGCGCGACCAGTCGGGCCGCTTCGTCTCGACCAATAAGCCCGAGGCGATCTTCCAGCCGCGCGAGGTCGAGGGCGACGAGTTCGGCGACACCTCCGACGGCGGGCCGGATCCGCGCCTCCTCGAACACGAGCAGCGGGTCGCCGACGGTCGGGGCGAGGATGAGCCGCCGAAGCCCAAGAAGGCCGCCAACGACAACGCCGAGACGGCCAACGACAACGCCGACCCGAACAAGCCCAAGCCCGAAGAGGGCGAGGACCCCGAGAAGCCCAAGACCGAGGAGGAGGACGACAGTCCCCGCTACAAGGTCAACGTCGACGGCAATGAGGTCGAGGTCAGCCTCAGCGAGGCGCTGAAGGGCTACCAGCGCGAGGAAACCTTCAACCATCGCATGCGGCAGATGGTCGAGGTCGCCAAGACCATCGACGAGCGCGGCGCCCACGCGCAGCAGGCGCGCGACGCCTACATCCAGCTCTGCCAGCGCCAGGAGGAGGAGTTCCAGGCGCTGATCCCCAAGGAGCCCGACTGGGACGCGCTCTACAAGGCCGACCCGGCAGGGGCCCACCAGCTCGAACAGAACTACCGCCACGTCTACGGCACGCTGAACACCATCCGTCAGAGCGCGCAGCAGACCGCCCAATATGCGCGGGCCGAGTTCGACCGCTTCGTGCAGAAGAACAAGCTCGCCAACCAGACCGAGATCGACAGCGCCATCGCCTCGATGCGCAAGACCGCGCTGGAGGCTGGCTTCTCGAACGACGAGATCGGCTCGACCTACGACGAGCGCATGCTCACCATCCTCAACAAGGCGGCCAAGTACGACAAGATGGTCGCCAACAAGCCCTTCCCGGTCCAGCCGGAGCGCAACGGCGCGCTCCAGCCGGGCTCGGCCCCGCGCGTCGGCAATGGCGCCGCGCGCTCGATGAACGACGCGATGCGGCGGCTCCAGGCCACCGGCCGCGTCGACGACGCAGCGGGCGTGTTCGCCCAGATGCTGCGTCAGCGATAGTAGTAGTCCAGTCTTAGGGCTGGAGCGCATAGTCTAGACCTTCGGGCTAGAGCCAAATTGTCCGCCGAATACTGGCGGCGATCCCTCTTGCCCGAAAGGACTACACCGTGCCCAAGGTCACGAACGCCTTCACTACTTATCAGGCCCAAGCTAATCGCGAGGACCTCAGCAACGCCATCTACAACATCGACCCCTTCGACACGCCAGTCATGTCGGCTATTCGGAGGCGGAACGTAAAGAACCGGATCTTCGACTGGCAGACCGAGTTCCTGCCGCTCGTTAATCTGAACAACGCCCAGGTCGAAGGTTTCGCCCTGGCGAACGGGCCGTCGACGCCGACGATCCGCCGCAACAACGTCACCCAGATCAGCGAGCGCGACGCGACCGTCTCGGGCTCGCAGGAGGAGGCGGACGCTGCGGGCAAGGGGTCGGAAATGGCGCACCAGATGGCGCTCGCGGCCAAGGTCCTCAAGAGCGACATGGAGAGCATCCTCTGCTCTCGCCAGCCGCGCAACGACGGCAACGACACCGGCCCCGCCGCCAGGACCACCGAGGCCTTCTCGCACTGGCTCGGCCGCGCGGTCGATAAGAACTCGACGGTCGCCGCAGCCATCGCGCCGGGCACCGTCACCACCGGCCTGCCGGTCGCCGCCACCGACGCCTTCCCAGCGGTCGCGGCCGGGTCGCAGGTGACCATCACCGAGGCGATCCTCGGCGATGCGATGCAGCAGGCCTACGTCAACGGCGGCTCGCCCACGATGTGGATCGTCCCGCCGGGCCCGAAGCGCACGATCTCGTCCTTCACCGGCCGCTCGACCTCCCAGGTCCTGGTCGGCAAGACTGAGGTGGTCAGCACCATCGACGTGATCGCGACCGACTTCGGCCGCGTGAAGGTCGCGCCGTCGCGCTGGCTGCAGCCTGACGTCGGGCTCCTGATCGATCCTGACTATGCGGCGGTCGCGTTCTTCCGCGCCTTCAGGCAGCTTTTGATGGCAAGAACAGGCGATGCAGAGACGCGCATGATCGTCTGCGAATGGGGCCTGGAGATGCGCAATCCGCTCGCACATATCCTTTTCAATGGTATTAAAAAATAAGGGTTTTTTGGCGTCGTGGATATATGGTGGGGGCGGGAAATGTGATAAAAGGGAGGGATGGACAACAGCATTCCTCCCCGCCCCAAACGCATCGAGTTCGCGTCGTCGAAGGAGTACCACCGGGCCTATGAGAACTGGCGCAGCAAATATGACCCAGGGCGACGAGCGCGCCGTCTCGTTCGGTCGCGCCGCTACTATGAGGAGAACAGAGATCAATTGCTCGATCAGAAACGTGAGCAGTATCGCGGCGAACCTGGGAAGTTCCTTGCCCGGCAAGCCCACTGGCGAACCGCGAACCGCGACAAGCTCAAAGCGCGGGATGAGCGTCGTTATGACGTTGATCCAGGGGTCGCCCGCGAAGAGGTGCGGACGGCGACGCCTCCCTGGGTCGATGCTGACATGTTGCTTGAAATGGCGGCGAAATACGCGGAGGCGCGGCGTATGACCAAGGCGACGGGCCTCCGCTATTGCGTCGATCATGTCTGGCCGCTCAATGGCAAGAGGAGTTGCGGCCTGCATGTTCCGTGGAACCTTCAGATCATTCGGCTGAGTGAGAACAGCAGAAAACACAACAGGGAGCCGTCCGAATGAGCGAGCGGCGCCGCGTCTACCGCGATGCCTACGGCATCAGGAGGACCCTGATCTGGGACGATGCGGAACCCGATGGCCCGTTCCACATCCTGACTGAACAGGACTTGGAGCCGATCCTCGACGCGGTGGCTCGCGACCGCGAGATCATGGCCAACAACGGGGACATGAAGTTCACGCACCATGTCCCCGCAATTATCTACGAGCGGGCCTGCCGCGAGGGCTGGGACGAGGGTGACTGGCGCAAATGGTACAACGGCGAGGGCCGCGCCTTCGCCGTCTACAACGGCCGCGTCTAATGGCTGACACGCTCACCCCAGCCGAGTGGAAGGCCCTCCTCGACAAGATGGAGCCGACCGGCAAGCCGTGGATCATCCTCGGCTTGGCCGACGCTATGCCGACCATCGTCGAGCGCTACGAGGTCAACACCAAGGACCGCCAGTCGCGTTTTCTCGCGACCGTGGCGCACGAGAGCGACCACTTCCGCGCGACCGTCGAATATGCGAGCGGCGCGGCCTACGAAGGTCGGCGCGATCTCGGCAACACGCACAAGGGCGACGGGCGCAAGTACAAGGGTCGCGGCCTCATCCAGCTCACCGGCCGGTCCAATTATCGGGCCGCGAGCGACGAGTTTACGACCGACTTCGTCGCCGATCCCGATCTGGTCGGCGTGTTCCCCTGGGCCGCCCTCGTCAGCGCGTGGTGGTGGAAGAACCACGACCTCAACAGGATCGCCGACCGGGGCGATCCGCGCGCCATCTGCAAGGTCGTGAACGGCGGCTACAACGGCATCGACAGTCGCATTGCGCTCACCAAGATCGCGGAGCGCTGCCTCGCATGAACGCGCCTCCAGTCCCGAAGCTCCTCGACTACCCGGCGTCGGTCGGCCTCCTGATCGCGGTCGTGCTGACCACGATCCTG